TGGCCGGTGCTGGTGTCACGAACCCAGCACCAGATGGTCATGACCCGTCGCGTCCGGGCTCGGAGTAGATGCGGTACACGTCGGTGATCGTCACCGTGGTAAACCCCGTGGACTGGTCGACCGCGGGCGGGCGCTGGTTCTCCGAGTCCATCTGGATCGGCGAGCACGCCCGGCCGGGGACGTCGGGGCGGACGTCGATGAGCGCCGACGCGACCAGGTCCGACACGAGGCGCGCGGCCAGGTCGCTCGCGCCGACGCAGTGGATGTGAGCGCGGAGCAGGAACCCGACCGACCGCATGGACAGGCGCCGCAACGGGCGGGCTGCGACGAAGTGGACGGACACGTACGGGGGCAGTTGCCCGTTGGGTACGACGTTGGGTCCGCCGTTCGCCGCCGGGAACACGGTCAGGTCAGGGTCGGCGTAGAGCAGCGTAAGCACGGCGTCGGCGTGCGGGACCAGGAGGCCGAGGTCAGCCATAGCGTTCCACCAGCCAGGCGGCGAGGTTCTCCGAGGCCGCGTAGAAGCGGGGCTCCTCTTCGTCTGCGGCGGGGGTGAAGTGCGGTTGCGGCGGCGTGTCGGCGGTGCCGTACTCGAGGATGTTGCTCAGGCCCCATTGGCGGCGGGCGTCGTCGGCGCCGACGTTGGCCTGGACCGACGCGGCGCCGCGCTCGATGTCGTAGCGGATCGAGTCCCGGTAGTACGGGGTGTGTGGGCCGTGCGGCGCGAGCGCGCGGGCGCGGGTCTTCACGTTCAGCCCGCCTTTGCTCACAACCTTCTCGCCCTCGTCGAGCGCGTCGGCGCCTGCCCGCAGGAGGTGCGCGGCGAACGCGTCCACCTGCGACATGTCGACGGTGGTCATCCGGTGATCCATTCGATGCCGACGCGGCGAGCGGTAGCCCACGACTTGCCCGACTCGTCGCGCACCGGCACGATCCGGCCGGCGCCCTCGAGGTCGGGATCGTTGACGCACAGCGTGATCTGCACCCGGTCCCCGACCCGGACGTCTTCGCTTGTCTCGACTGGTAGGTGCAGCGTCCGATAGCGGGCCAGCATGCCCTGATCCGGTGACGGCTTGCTGTCGCGGGCGAAGCCGAACATTTCCTGGACCTTGCACTGTCCGGTGTAGACCGTCTCGGTGACGTCAGTGACCACACCCGTAGAGCTGGTGGTGGTGCCCGTGACGCGGGTGATGGTGCACTGGTCGACCATGCCCTTCAGCGCGGCGACGCGGCCGCGGGCGAGGGTCGATTCGCGGGTCACGTCCTCACCTCGGCGAGAAGTGAGGTCATGCGGGGCTTGTTCTTCATCGCCCGGGTGTAGCGACGGTGCAGCGCCAGCGAGTCCGCCGACCCGATCGCCCGGGACTGCCGCACCATCGGGTCGTGCCACAGGTGCCACAGGTCGGCCGTGCCCCGCCAGCTGCGGCCGAGCATCGTTCCCAGCGCGAGCGCCCACGACTCGTCTTCCTGGCCCCACCCGGTGAAGCGGGGATCCATCGGCGCGGACCGGTAGGCGTCGCGCGTCAGAACGAGCAGACCGCCGCCCGGGCGACCGGGGTAAGGCCGCTGGGCGAAGGTGGTGGTCGTGCGCCGTGTCGGCCAGTTGCCGGTCGCCAGCACGTCCTGCGTGGCGGGCTTGGTAAGCCGCAGCACGCGGTAGTGGGGGATCGCCCACGCCGCGCCAGCCTTCACCGCGGCCACGGCCTGCGGCACGGCGTCGCACCAGACGTCAGCGTCCGCGACCACCAGCACAGACCCGCTCGCCCTGGACAGCGCGTCAGCGACGGCCACGGCCTTGCGCCACGGGCCCTGGCAGGTGCCCTCAACGACTTCGTATCCGAGCTTCTCCCAGCGGGGGCGCAGGTGGTCCCATAGCCGCTGCCGCTGCGCGTCCAGCCGGGCCGGAACGAGCACCGACACCTCAGCGACGCTTGGCGGTGTGACCTGCTGGGCCGGCTCGGTGCTGGCCTTGCGGCGGTGCCGGCCACACTCGCACCCGGGGGCGCACTTACGCGCGGGCGAAGACGACATCGCGCACCTCCGCCCCGGTGTTAGTGGTCCGCCCGTACGCCCACCGCTGGATGTAGTCGTAGTCGCGGACCAGATGTTTCACCTCGACGAAGCCCCGATCCGCCATGTACTCCACGACCGCGTCATACGGCGGGGACAGGGTCGGGTCGTCGATCGTGCACGTCTCGATCATCACCACCCGCAGTGAATCCCACGGCGCGGCGGCTAGGACCGCGAACTCGTGGCCCTGCACGTCGATCACAGCCCCGTCTGCGTCGGGCGCGATGGCGTCCAGCCGGACGAGCGGGACCTCGACCGTGGCGCCGTCCATGGGGACCAGGGTGGCCATGTTCGTGCGGCGGGGGATGTGCAGCGTTGCCGTTCCCTCGGCGTCCGAGCAGGCCGCCTCAACCACGGTTACGTCCGGGAACCGTCGCCGCAGACCAGCGGCCAGCGCTGGGATGGGCTCCACGAGGGTGATGCGTTCGATGCCGGCGGCGCGGTAGTGGGGAACCTCTTCGCCCTCGTGCGCGCCGACGTGGACCAGGTGTTTGACCTCGTGCTGGGCGAGGATCCTCGCCAGTTCGGTGCGGATCTCAGACGCGCGCACGTTGCCCTCCGAAGGCCGGGTGTCGGTCGTAGTCGGCTGGGTAGTCGATGTCGTCGGTCAGGTCGTCGATCTCCACGAACGGCGGAGACTTGACCAGGTGCCGGGTTACCGGCGTGCCCTGCCACAGGCGGAGCAGCACCCAGCCGGCCGGCCTGCGGCACTCCCCGGATTCGCGCAGCCGCGCCACCTCGGCCAGGTGGGTGTCCATCAGTGCGTGCCGCTGCGCGCCCCACGACGCGGCGAAGATCTCGCCGTACGGGGTGCCCGTGCGCCGGCTCGGCCGGTACCGGCCGAAGCACCGGTAGGCGGTAGGCGAAGCGTCGGCGATTGTCCGGATGGCCGCGTCGGTGAAGTAGACATCGCCGAGCAGGAGGATCGTCCGACCGTCGATCCACAGGTCGCGGGTCGAGGCGTACTCGTTGCTATCCGGCTGCTCCACGCCGATGCGGCGGCGAATGTGTCGCTGGACGCCCAGGTCGTAACGCGGATCGTCGGGGCATGTCAGGTGCACGTCGTCGGTGATGGTGCGGGCCTGGCGGATGGTTCGCACGAGCAGCGGTTCGCCGTCGACCTGGACCAGATGCGATGGCACGCCGAGGTGGTTGTTCCATTTCGACTGCGGGCCGGCGGCCGCGATTATGACCCGCACACGGTCTCCTCGATCTGCAGCAGACGATGCGTCCACATGTGCCGTTCGCGGATCACGTCGAGCGCGTTGCTTGTGAGCTCGGCCCGTCGGGCGTTGGTGATGGCGTCCAGCTGCTTGCCGAGGCTGCGATAGTCGAAGCGGTCATACAGCACCATCGTGTCCTCGGTGAAGCCCATCTCGCGCAAGCCCGGCGTCTTCGGGTGAGCCAGCAGCCCGCCGCGGCCCAGCGTGCAGGGAATCCGGTCGGACCAGTAATGGGGCGCGTAGGCGGAGTCGCCGATGTGGACGAACGCTGAGGCGTACAGGTCGGACAGGTCCTGGCCCCATATCGCCCTGCGGCCGGCGCCGTAGTGGACGAAGTGGCCCCGGTACTTTGACCGAGCCCATCGGATCAGGCCCACCCGGTGCCAGCCGTGGATGTCGCGGACCAGCCCGCCCACGAAGACGGCGCGGTGGAGGTAGCGGCGGACCTGCTCGCCGCGGCCGAAGTACCGGTGGCCCATGGCCGGCGGCAGCCAATGGTGGTTGACGCCCCGGTCCGCCCACGGCCGGTTGCCGCCGTCGGCGGTGAACACGAACTGGCACGACCACCACGGGTCGACGCCGATCTCCGCCTCGCGGCGGTCGATGCCCCAGTAGAGGTCGAGGTGCAGCGCGGCGGTGCGTGTGCCGCCGTCCTCGACTCGGCGCAGCATTGCGGGAATGTCGCCGGTTGGGTTGTGGCCGTGAGTGCGGGCCCAGATCAGCAGGTCCGCGCCTTTGGCCAGACGCACCACGTCCTCGGCCGGGATGTCCCGGGCGGGAACGTGGGTGACGTCCCACCCGAGCACGTCGCCCGCCTCGGCGATGTCGTCCTTCCACCGGTTGAGGTGGAGCGGCCGGGGTGCGCCGAGCAGAAGCACCCTCACGGGTACGCCACCTCTGGCCGATGGATGATCCCGTCGTCCGGCCGGCCGACGGTGCCGGCGCTGGGCTGCGGCACGACCGTTGATCCCGACGCGCCCACCCCGAAGGACAGGGTCACGTCCGATTCGGTCGCGAGGCCGAGCGCCCGACGCTTGATCCCGCCGAGCACCAGAGCGCTCCCGATGTCGTCGACCACGCCGAGCAGCCGCTGCTTGATCCGCGCCAGCGGGCGGGCCTCGTCGGTCTCCTCGGCCGGGTCAACCGGCTGCGACGCCGGGGCCTCCTCGAAGACCACGTCCACGAAGTAGCAGTTGCCGCCGCTCGAGTCCGGAAAGGTCGGCGTCGCCCCGCCGGCAGCGAAGCGGCCGTTACGTTGCGGCGTTCCGGAGTCGTCGCCGGGAGCGATGAGCAGGCCGCCCGAGCTGGTGACGTCACCGGCCTTGAACGGCTTGGACGGGTCGGTGGCGCTGACGAACCGGTCCGTGGTCAGGCAGGCGTACACCTTGTCCAGGGCGGCGACCGCAATCGGCGGGTCGAGCAGCGCGACATCCCATCCGACCGCCCCGACCGCGCCGCCGGACCCTTGCCAGTCGATCGACTCGGCGACCTGTTCGCCGGCGCCCTCGCTTGTGCGGGTCCACAGGGAACCGATCTCGAACGATGGCGGAGTCACGGACCGCCAGCGACGAACGTACGTGATGTAGCCGGCCACCTGCGGCTGGATCAGGGTGTGCAGCGACAGGCCGGGCGATCCGTCGGCGTCGTCGAAGTCCAGGGACGGCGCGGTCGCGGGAAAGAGCGACTCGGCCACGGCTCAGTTACTCGCCCGGTAGAAGCCGCTGACCGTCGCCACAATGGTCGAGCCGGTCGGCGTCTCCTCATAGTCGTGCTTCGTCAGCGGGACGATCGCAGAGTCGGCGGCGCCAGAGGTCGGCACGTAGCACACCACCAGCGCAGCGATCGGGTCACCGGTCGCCGCAGTCCAGGTCACGTCGTCGGCGTCCGCCTGCTGACGGTTCGCGGCGTGGTCAATCGACACGGCCACGTTTGCCAGCGTCTTGCGGCCCATCGTGGCCTGCTCGTTCGAGGCTCCGGCCAGCAGCGCCGCAAGGGTTTCGTAGTCGCGCATGGTGTCGTCGTCGACCAGGCCGGCCGCCTCGAGCGGGACCACGATCAGGCTGTCACTCGCGCCCGACAACCGCGCCAGCTCGTTGACCCGGCCCAGTGCGACATTGAACGTCAGCTCCGCCACAGCGACCCCCTCACGTGATTCGGACCATGCCGGCGGGCAGGCCGTACTTTCGCCGCAGCGACGCCCGCAGGTTGGGGCTCGCCTCCATCGCGGCGGTCATCGCCTCGAACGCGACCGAGTAGTCATCGATCGCCTCACGGTTCGCGCCGGTCGGGTTGTCGTAGACCGCACGGATCAGTGACAGGACCGCGTTGCGGGCCAGCTGCAGATCCTGCGAGTCGTCCGCGTATCCATGGGTGTAGGTGTAGGTGATCTTTGACGGCTCGGACCAGCACTCGGCCCAGCCGCAGCGGCGCCACAGCTTCGACCCGAACCGCTTGTAGTCCGTGTCGAGGGTCAGCGCCTCGCCGTCGATCTCCACGTCCTCGATCGCCGAAACTGGCCGCTGCGGCAGCATCAGCCAGAAGTCGGTGGTGCCGATCTGCTCGCCCGGGTCATCCTCGACCAGGACGAGCCGTTGGCCGGCCGCCTCCTGCACCACGGCGGTGGCGCATTCGATCAGCATGATGGCTTTGTAGGCGTCGAGGTCCTTCTCGAGCAGAGAGGCCAGGTCCTCTGGCGCACACAACTGGTCAGCCATTGGTCCCGCCTCTCTGCTCGATCAGGGTTGGTCAGGAACCCGAACCGTCAGACAGGTTCGTGATCTTGCCGTGGTGCGTCTCGAGGCCGTACTCGAGGCCGATCTCGCCGTAGATCTGCGACTCGTCCGAGGCGCCGACCTTCGCGAGGTCCTCCCAGAACAGGAAGCCCTTGCCCGGGATGGGCAGGAACCGCGGCGCGCACTCGTCGAGCGACAGCACCGCCAACTCGTCGGTCGGGAAGTGCCGGTTCAGCATGATGTTGAGCGTGCCGAAGTCGGTCTCGATGGTCGAAACCCGCACGCCGCCGACGTTGCGGGACTGCTCCTGGTAGTTCTTCTGCGTGATGAAGATGTCCGTCAGCTGACGCTTCTGGTACGCGTTGCACATCAGCGTCGCGGTCTCCTGCTCGCCGATGCCCCCCGCGGTCCAGATCTCCTGCATCAGGTCGAGGACCATGTCCTCGGTCAGGTCAGCACCCAGGCCGTCCACCGCGTTCGTGGTGATGGCTTCAAGGATGCCCCGGGTGCGGCGCGCGGACGCGTTCGTGGCCGGGTTGTTGAAGGTGCCCGAGATGAACGACACCTCGACGTCCATGGCGATCTGCTTGAGGTGCTGCGCGATCTGCCACGCCTTCTCGTCCATGACCGGGTTGGACCCGCCGATACCGACCGAGCCGGGGTGGCTGGATCCGGTCGTGTTGTACTGGCCGGTCGCGGCCTGCTTGGTGTAGCTGATCGACACCGACTCCTGGTGGATCTCCACCACGTTGTAGATGTTCGCCCGCACCCGCTGCTCTGCGGTCGGCGCGGTTGCGCCCTCAAGCCGCTGCCGCGTCGCGGACGGCGACCGCAGGTCGTAGGACTGCCACTGGAAGAGCGTGGCGTCGGCCGGCCGGCCACCGGTGAGCCCACCGATTGCCGAAAGGAACGGGGTGTCCGACGGCGAGATCTGGAACAGCTCGCCGACGTAGTTGGGAAGGTCGAACGTGTCGCCCATTCCAGTGATGCCCGCCATGGGTCATCCCTCCTGTGTGGTTGGTTGGCCACCCGGCGGGCGGCCCGTTACTTGTTGCGTTTCTGGTCGGCGATGATCGCCTTGAGCCGGATCGACTCCTTGGCGTCGCCCTTCTCCTGCGCCGCCTTGAGCGCCGCCTGCAGCTCCGGAACGGAGCCGCGCGGACCCTGCGACGGGTCAGGCCTCGGGGTCCCCGGGGTCCCGGGGGGTTGGGTGCCGGGGAACAGCGCCTTCAGGTCGTCGGCGTCCTTGGCCAGCTCCTCGCGCGTAGAGCCGGACAGTCGTGCCGCCTGCTGCGGGGTGAGGCCTTTCTCGGCCGCCACCTCAAGCCGGATGGCTCGCAGTTCGGCGTCCTTCTGCTGCTGCTGAAGCGCGGCCACCTGCTGCGTGAGCGTCTCGACGTCGGTCTTGCCGGGCTCCGGCTTCACGCCGAGGGCCTCGGCCAGCTTCGTCAGCGGCGACAGTGCCTCGATCTGCTTCTGCAATTCCTTGCGGGCTTCGCGCTCCTTGGCCAGGTCGGCCAGGATCGCCTTCTCGCCGCCGGCCGGACCCTTGTCGTCCTTAGCTGGCGCCGTCGTGCCCGGTTCCTTTGGCGGCTCGCCCGCCGGCGGGGTTGTGGGCTGCGCGGGTGGTTCGGTGGTGGGCGCGGTCATCTCGACTCGGCCTTTCGGTTGAGCCGGCCTCTCGCCGGCGCTTGGTTGGCCCACGACAAAGGCCCCGCCGTGGCGGGGCCCTGCGTGGAGATCCGGCGCATCGCGCGCCGGAAGATCTATCGGGTGCTCAGCACCTCGGGTCGGAAGGCGTAGGCCGGGAACTCCTCGCCCGGCTTGGCCTCCCACTGGACGCCGTGGTCGCCGGGCACCGCCTGGCGGTGGTCGACGCCGTTGCCGTACACCTCGTCGGGGATGCCGGCCGGGAAGGCCTCACAGAACGACTCGTCGCGCATCGGGGTCACCGACGCCCACGACTGGAAGCGCACGCAGGTATCGCACTGGGATCGGGGCTGGGTGGTCACTCGGGCGTCCGCGGGATAGGGGCCTGCGGGTTGTCTGGCTCCGCGAGCACCGGCACCTCATAGTCGCCATCCTGGCGCTTGCGGACCGCTTCCTCGCTCACCGGATCACCTCAACGTCGACAAGCCGATATGGGAACACCTGCATCTGGTCGCGCGACCGCTTGTAGTGGATTCCGTGATCAGCGACCACCCGGTACCGCAGGCCACGCTCGAGCAGGATCTCGGCTTCAGTATCGCCCATGTCGACCGATCCGACACCCTTCGGTGCGACGATTCGCATCAGCACACCGCCTGGGATGGCGAACGATCGGGCCAGGCTCTCTCGTGCGCTGGTCGACGAGTACGCCAACTCCTGCCACGCGAAGCCCGTCAGATCGGCGTTGAGGCGATCGCCGAAGATCCCGCGGCCGGTCTCCAGGCCGCGCCAGACCTCCACATTCCGGGCGAGCGGCGAGGCCTCGAAAACGCTGTCCAACCGTGCCATTCGGGCCAGCGCGTCGGCCCGCGCAGCGGCTATCTGGTCCGGCGTGAAGCTGTCCGGGAGCGTTCCGCGTAGCCAGTCGTTGACCGACTCATACGCAGCGCCCTGGTACCGACGAAGGTCCTGGTACCGCTCAGCCTCTTCGGCCACACTCCATCCCGGGTCGCGGGCGAACCGCATCCGGGTGGCCGCATCACGGTGGCCGAACAGGTGAGCGCCGGCTGCTTCGCGAGCATCGTCGCCCTTCGCTGCCGCTGCTGCCTTTCGATTGAACGCCGCGGCGGTGGTCTTCTTCGGCGCTGGCGCGGCCACAACCTCGACGACCGGCTTGCGCACCACGACCGTCTCCCGGCCCACGGTCACGCTGTAACCGGGCTCGACGATCCGCACCTTCGCCCCGGCCGTCACCTTCGCGCTACCGGCGTCGTGCACCTTCGGGTCGTAGGCGACCGTCTTGGTCTTGCTGACCGTGCCCACCTTCACCGCGCCCAGCTTCTTCAGCTGCGCCGCGGTCGGCTTCGGCGTCCGGTCGAGCAGCTCCTCGACCGCCGCGACCGCCCGCTGCCGGAGCTCGGCCAGGTCGACCTCCTGCACCACGGCCTTGCTGAGTTGGATCGTCTCGCCCCGGTACGTCATCGACCAGGCCGGCGCCACCAGCTCCACCGTCGCGCCGGCGTCGATCCGCTCACCGGGCAGTGCCTGGTGGACCTTCCGGTCGAACGCCATCGGCGCGCCGAAGTCCCCGCCGACGCGGGTGACCTCCAGCTTCTTCGCGGCCGCGGCCACCGCGCGGCGGATCTTCGCCGGGTCGCCAGTGTCAGCAGCGCGGAGCAGGGCAGCGACAGCCGGATCCAGATCGGTCAGCCGGTTGCGGTGGTACGCCGCCCGCCGTTTCAGCACCGCCGTGTCGGCGCCGTTGTCCAGGTACTCGAGCAGGTCCGACAGCACGCCGGCGCTGGCCCGCTTCTCGTCGATCGCGGCCTGCCGGATCCGGGCCAGGTCGGTGGCGTCGAGCTCGCGCACCAGCGGCGGCGACAGCACGATGCGCTCACCGTCGCGGACAATCTCGGTGCCGCGCCGGACGACTCGCACCTCAGCGCCGTCGGCCACGGTCCGGCCGCCCACCACGTCGAAGCCTTGCCGCATCGTGGTGACGTCGCCGGCCCGGACCACGCCGGTCAGCTTGTACTTCTTCGTCAGCCGGTCCACCGCGGCGTCGATCTTCGCCCGGTCGCCGGCCGCGACCACCCGACGCAGCGCGGTGATGTCGGCCGCGGCGAGCGCCTTCGTCTGGGCCAGCACGTCGAGCTCAGCCTTGAGCGTGGCCGGGGTCGCGCCGGCGGCGAGCTTCTCGTCCAGGTCGGCGAGCGCGGTGGCGCGGGTCTGGGCGGCGTCGATGTCGGCCTGGCGGGCGCGGGCGGCGGTGCGCTTGGCGGCGTTGTCTGCTTGGCCGGCAGTCGCGCCCGACGGGACGACTTCGACATCGAGGACGCGCCGGGCCTGGCCGGAGACCTTCGTGCTCGACTCGCCGACAACGCGGAACGTAAGCCCGCGCCGTAGCAGGATCTCGGCCTCTCCGCCGCCAGATATCCGGATGCCCGAAGTCCCCTCCGGAACCAGGATCCGGAGCAGTGTGCCACCACCCTGTGCGGCGAAGTCAGCCGCGGTGTCGCGGAACGCGCTGGTACCGACGTAGGCGGGATCCGTCCACACGAAGCCCCTAGGGTCGTCGGGGAAGGCGATGTCGCCGCGGAAGGTTCCGCGCCACAGGACCGCGTCCGACGGCAGCCTCGACTGCTCCATCGCGCGGTCGAGGGCGCGGATCTCGCGCTCGGCCATCGCGACGTCCTTGGCCCGCTGCGCCGCGTCGGCCGCGTCGAGCTTGACGCGGATCTCTGGCGTGTAGCCCTCGCGCATCCGGATCTCCCAGTCCGGGCGCGGTCGCCCGTCGGGGAATCTCAGGTGCTGGTTGGCCACGCCCGACACTCGGACGCGGCTGGTCACGGCCGTCAGTAGAGCGCTCTGAGAGCCGGTGAGTCCCTGCGCTTCGATCGCCTTCCATCGGCCAGTGTCCGACCCTGACGAAGCGTCTACTTTGACCCGGACCGGCGGCAGGTTGGCAGCTGATCGGTCCGACTGGGCGCGGCCGATTCGGTCATCAAACGACTCTGCGGTGCGCTTGGCGGCGTTGTCGACGGGCTCGGCGGTGCGCACCACCTCGACATCGAGCCGGCGCCGGCCGTTCACGGTCCCGTAGTCCCGGACCACCCGGTACCGCAGGCCACGCTCCAGCAGGATCTCAGCCTCATAGTTCTTCGCCGAGAGTTGGACGGCGCCCGTTCCCTCGGGAACCACGACCCTCATAACCACGCCATCCCGGCCGAAGTGCTCGCCGACACTCTCCATGGCCGACGCGCTGGCGGGGGCCGGATCCGTCCACTCCCGACCCGTTAGGTCGTCTCCCCATGTGTCACGCGGGCCGAGGACCGAATCGCCGCGTCGGCCACGGTAGACGACGATGGGCTTGGTGAGCCGCGAGGCGTCCATTGCGCGGTCAATGTTGGCAACCTCGCCCATGATCTCGTCGAAGATCTCCGGCGTGACGAAGCGGTCCTGACCGGGGGCCCGCAACGTTTGGTTGATCAGGCGCGGATTGTCGACGTAGCCCTCGATCGAGTCGAAGGCTGCGGCGCGCTGGGCCGAGTCGGGCATCAGGTCGGCGAACGCGTCGCCGCCCGACTCGCGGACCCGGGTCATCCGAATTGGCGGCGCGGCCAGTGCGTCTTCGTCCTTCGCCGCGCGACCAAGCGTCTCGTCGAATCGGGCAGCCGAGGTCGGCGTCGGCGCCTCGTCGATCAGGCGCACAAGGTCGGCCTTTTTCGCGCCGGCCGGCACCGTGATGCCGCGTTCCTTGGCGAGCGCCCGCAGTTGCGGCGCGGTGAGGTGGCCGACCGAGCCGGGCACGCTCAGGTCCGGGGTGGCATCGACGATGCGGCCGCCGCGGGTGCGGTATTCGGCCTTCATTGCAGCGAAGATGCGGCGCGAGATCGGCGACGCCGCCGAGCCGTTTATGAGCGCGTCGGCGAAGGCCTCGGCGATGAGCTCGTTCGTGTTCTTCGCGGCGTAGCCGGATACCGACCGGATCACGACGTCGATCGAGTATCCGGTCTCGTCGGCGAAGTCCTGCACGATCTTCTTCGCGGCCCGGCGCATCGCCAGCTGGTCCATGCCGTGATCGATGATGTGGCCGAACTCGTGAATGGCGATGGCCATCGGCGAGGCCGAGTTGGGAACGTGGAAGCGCGCGGCGACGTCGCGCTCCACGGCCTCGAGGTAGCGCTTCCGTGCCTGCGGGTTGGCCCAGTAGGTGTTGAAGTAGACGCCCTGGCCGATGGTCTCGGCGAACTCGCCCTTTCCGTCCTGCATGAAGACGTGGCGCAGGTTCGCGTCCGGGAACGCCTCGAGTCCGCGCAGCAGACCTTCAGCGTGTTCCTTCGCGGTCGCGAGCGACCCAAACAGGTCGGCGTCTTCCGCGAGGATTGGCCGACCCGTGATGCGCCGGTACTCGGCGCGGAAGACCGACGACACCTGAGCCGTGGTCTTCGCCGCCTCGAGCTCCGGCCGCAGGGTCACCTGAGACGGAACCAGCGGACCATCCGGAACGCCCGGGCCCGGCTCGGCCAGGCTCAGCGCCTCGCGCCGCGGCGCCGGCGTACCGATCCGCAGATAGGCGTTCTCGCCGAGCAGCGCCACCGCCAGGTCGCGGTCGTCGCCCGCCTCGCGGAAGATCTCATCGACCGACAGCCGCGGCTCGGCCCGCTGCCGTGGCGTCTTGCGGACCAGCCGTCCCGTCTCCGGGTCGACCCGGAACTTCCCGGCCAGGCCGCGCTTCGTCACGCCCTCGCTGGTCAGCTTCCGGCCGCCTGCCACGTACATGCCGCGATGCGCGTTCACCACCTGCGCCAGGTCCGCGCCCTCGGAGATGGCCCGCTGATCTGCCAGCGTGAAGCCCGCGCGGGTGCGCTCGGCCCGCGTCATGCGGTCGTATATCTGCTGCGGGCTGCGCAGCGTCTTCGCCTTGTCCGACCCCGCAGGGACGTGCACGCAGTCGCAGTTTGATACGATCAGCCCATTGGCTGAGTACCAGCCCTCCGACGAACTGAGGTTGTAGACGTGGCCCGACCAACCGACCCGGCGGTTATCGACGACGCGATCGAGCGATACCTGGCCAGCGAGCCGCTGGAGCAGATCCTGTCCGACCTCGGCGTAAGCAAGACGGCTTTCCACCGAGAACGGGGCCGCAGGGGCATCCCAGCGCGGCGGGACCTTAGCCTGCCAGACGACCAGATCGCCCAGGCGTACCTCGGTGGCGAGAGCGAGTACGCGCTCGGCATCCGTTACGCCGTAAGCCGCAACGTCATCCGCCGCCGGCTGGTGGCCGCTGGCGTACCAATCCGGGACATGTCCTCCGCCGGCAAGGTGCGCGCCAGTCAGATGACCGCGCACGAGCGAGCGCAGCAGGCTAGCGCGGCCCATGCGGCGGTCCGGGGCAGCCGCAGGACGGACGAGGAACTCGCCGCCCGAGCAGTAGGCAAGCAGCGACGAGGACAGCCCGACTCGCCGGCCGAGGCTCTGATGTGCGGTTGGCTCACCGCTCGCGGCCTGGCTCCAGTCCCACAGCAGGCGATCGGCAAGTACAACGTCGACGTGGCCGTGGCCCCCGTCGCCGTGGAAATCCTCGGCGGTGGTTGGCATCTGGAGAAGCGGACCCACGCCACCCGCACGCCAGTGATCCTCGATGCGGGCTGGCACCTGGCGTTCGTCTGGGACCACGAGGGGGACAGCGCCCTCAGCGAGGGTGCTGCGGACTACGTAGTCGCCTACCTGGACGAGGTGCGCCGGCACCCACCCGCGAGTGGTCAGTACCGGGTGGTTTCCGGTGGCGGGCAACTGCTGGCCGCTGGCAGTCGAGATGACGGCCAGTTCGCCCTCGTACCACCGCCGCGTGGCCGCGTGCGCGCCCGGGCCTGACACGACCACGCCCGCCGGAAAGCACTTCGGGTGCCGCTGGAAACCGCGGTTCCACTCGTAGAACGTGCCGGCCAGGATCAGGCACCGGGCGCACGAGTTGCCCACAGCCATGCGGGTGTAGCCGTGCGCGGCCGGGCGCGCAGTGATGCCGGTCTGGTCGGCCAGCCGGCCAGCGTCCGCCACCTGCGTAGCCGAGAGCATTTGCAGGTTCTGCCGACCCAGACCGAGCGCCCGAGCAACGTCGATGCCGTCCTGAATGGACAGCAGGGTCACCACGACCGGGTTGGTCAGGAGGCCGATCAGGCCGCGGGCGTCCGAAGCCTGGCCGGCGAAACCAACCGGGTTGACCTCGCCCACACCCGCTGTCGACGCGTCCTCGTCGGCCAGCACCTCGTCGACATACGACTGCGCCGGACGGGCCGCGGCAAGCTGCGCGCCGGAGACGACCGCCACCGCCTCGGGCAGCAGGTTCGCCCACGAGTCCGCAATGCGGGCCGGGTCGACCTCGGACCAGATCGACGCCATGGCCTGCTCGGTCGCGAGGACGAGCCGCTGCCGGTCGGCGTAGTGGTCGAGCGCAGTGTCAAGCAGCTGCTGGCGGGTTGCCACTGGTCACCGGCACCCGAGCGTCAGCCACAGTCCTGGCGAGTTG